CGAGTAGCAAGGACGCCTCCCGGCTGAACCGGGCAAACGCCTCGGCGATTGCCGGAATGATGCCTCCGGACGATCTGACCGTATCGCAATGGGCAGAACAGAAGCGGCGGCTGTCTGCGGAGGCATCGGCAGAACCGGGACCGTGGCGGACATCCCGCACGCCATATCTACGGGAGCCGATGGATTCCTTTACAGACCCGAAGGTGCGGCACATCGTCATGGTGGCCGCGTCTCAGGTAGGCAAGAGCGAATTTCTCAATAACGCCATCGGGTACATCATTGACGAAGACCCGGGCTCAATCCTGTTTGTCCACCCGACAACCATTGACGCGAAGGAATACTCGAAGCTCCGCATTGCGCCCATGGTGCGCGACTGCCCCACGCTGAAAAAGAAAGTGGCAGACCCGAAAAGCAGGGACAGCGGAAACACCATCCTGCAAAAGACCTATCCGGGCGGAATCCTGACAATGTGCGGATCCACAGAAGCACACGCCCTGGCATCAAAGCCAATCCGCTATGTGTTTGGGGATGAGCGAGACCGCTGGGCGCTGTCCGCAGGAAATGAAGGTGACCCGTGGGATCTGGCTATGGCAAGACAGACCACATTTTACAACGCGAAGGCCTGCGAAGTTTCCACGCCGACGGTGAAAAACGCCTCCGCGATTGCGGCGGCATATTCCACCGGGACAATGGAGCGTTGGAAATCCAAGTGCCCCCATTGCGGGGTATATCACGAAATCCGCTGGGAGGATATTCGATACGAATACGACGAAAAGGTTGTAGCCGGAGCGAAGACCTACACCGTGCAGAGCGTCTATTATGTCTGCCCGGAGTGCGGATGCATAACCGATGAAATCACCATGAAGCGTCAGCCGGCACACTGGGAGGCGGACAACCCGGACGCATACCAAAACGGCACACGGAGTTTTTGGCTGAACGCTTTCGTTTCCCAATGGGCAAGCTGGGCAAGCATCGTTCTGAAATTTCTGAATGCTCTCGGCTCAACCAAAAAGCTGCAGGTCGTTTACAACACCTGCTTCGGGGAGTTATGGGAGGATCGCGGCGACCTGCAGGACGAGGACAGTCTGATGTCGCGCCGTGAGGAATACGAGGCAGAACTGCCGGATGGCGTGCTGGTGCTGACCATGGGAATTGATACGCAGGATGATCGACTGGAATTTGAGATCGTCGGTCATGGGCATTTCGGTGAGACATGGGGTATCAAAAAGGGAATCATTATGGGACGCCCGGACGATCATTCGGTATGGGCGGAAATGGATGACATTCTCGATCACATTTACCGTTTCAAAAACGGCGTAGGGCTGCGCGTGTCCATGGCATTCATGGACGAAGGCGGACACTTCACAATGGAGGTCAGAAACGAGTGCCAGAAGCGAATATCGAAAAAGCTATTCGCCATAAAAGGCCGCGGAGGTCCCGATATTCCGTTTGTCTCTGTGCCGAAAAAGCAGAAAATCACCATCAACAACCGCGTGATCGGTGCCTGCTGGCAGTATCAGATCGGCGTTGATTCCGGGAAGCAGATCATCATGGATAATCTGAAAGTGCAGACGCCCGGCTCAAAATACTGTCACTTTCCGAAGCGGGACGATTACTCCGGCGGATATTTCGCCGGACTTCTCTCCGAGCACCTGACATATAACGCGGAAAAGAAGCAGCCTTGGGTGTGGGAGAAGATACCGGGACACGAACGGAACGAGGCTTTGGACTGTCGGAACTATGCGCTTGCAGCCTTCAAAGCGCTCCCTGTGAACCTTGACGAAGTAGCCAAGCGTCTACACTCCGCAACCGGGAAAACGCCGACAGAGGGCGTTGCAACGCCGCGCCCTGCCGCCCAGAGGAAGCGGAGCGCGGAACCGACGCGGAAAAACAGTTATTACGATGAATGGTGAGGTGTAACCGATGGCAGACAAAACCGAATTGAACGCACGGCTTGCATTCCGCAAGAGTGCGCTCGAGAAAATCAGAACGGCGTATCTTGCGCTGATCGACGGCGGCGTGAAATCCTACATGGTGGATGACCGCCAGCTCACGCGCTTTGATCTCCCCGAACTGAAACGGGAGATTGAGGAACTTGAAAGCGAAATTGATGCGTTGGAAAATGCCCTCTCCGGCAAGAGGCCGAGAAAGGCGTTTGGGGTGATCCCCAGAGACTGGTGACCTTTTTCGTGAGGTCACGAAAATGATATTGGCTTACCGTCCGCAAGGACATAAGCAGCCGTCCTGCTGAGTTTGATTGCTCCTTTCGCAGCAGGACGGCTTTACTTTGCCAAGAAGGAGGCGAGATTGTGAGCAAAAATAAAAGCAGACCCCAAGCAAAGGGCTATTCAGAAGCCGGTGCAAGCCTTGACAGGCGTGCGCTGAAAGGATTCAGGCCAAGTTCCGGAAGCCCGCATGATGACATCAACCGCAACAATTCCACCCTGCGGCAGCGTGCAAGGATGCTCTATATGGCGTCTCCGATTGCCACAAGCGCGATTCAGACCAACCGAACAAAAACAGTTGGCACCGGTCTGACGCTGAAATCCATGATAGACAGCGATCTGCTCGGTATGACGCCGGAACAGGCGAAAGCGTGGCAGAAGAAAACCGAGGCCGAATGGAAAATGTGGGCGACGAAGAAGCAGAACTGCGATGCAATCGGCATGAACAACTTTGAGGGATTGCAGCAGCTCGCGCTGAAATCGTGGCTGCTCAGCGGCGATGTGTTTGCAGTTATGAAGCGCGAACCGGGAACGCCGCTCAACCCCTACGGACTGCGCATCCATCTGGTAGAGGCAGACCGCGTCTGCACACCGAACAGTTACGGCGGATATTCCATGCTTAATATGACCGAAGGAAAGGTGCCGGACGGACAACCGGGCGCTGGAAACAAGATTTATGACGGCGTGGAGGTGGACGGCTCCGGCAAGATTGCCGCTTACTATATCTGCTCTTCCTATCCGAATCCGCTCTTCACAGAAGAAATCAAGTGGACGCGGGTGGAGGCATACGGAAAGAAAACCGGGATGCCGAACATTCTTCAGATCATGGATTCCGAGCGCCCAGATCAGTACCGCGGCGTTCCCTATCTCGCGCAGGTCATTGAACCGCTTCTGCAGCTCCGGCGATATACCGAAAGCGAGCTGATGGCGGCGCTTGTGCAGAGCTTCTTTACCGCATGGATTGTCACCAAGACAGACGCCGCTGCAATTCCGTTCGGCGAAGTCGGAGCGGGAGACATTGATGGGAGTGTACCCGGAGAAAATCCGGACGAAGTTTCGCAGCACGAAAATGAGTACGAAATGGGGCCGGGAACGGTTGCACACCTTGCAGATGGCGAGGACATTCGGTTTGGCAATCCGAACATCCCAACTGCCGGCTTTGAGACATTCGTCAAGACAATCTGCAAGATCGTCGGCGCTGCGCTGGAGCTTCCCTATGATGTGCTTGTGAAGGAATTCAATTCAAGCTATTCGGCGGCGCGTGGGGCGCTACTTGAAGCGTGGGAAGCGTTTAAGATGCGCCGGAAATGGTTCGTGGACGATTTCTGCCAGCCGGTCTATGAGCTTTGGCTGGCAGAGGCCGTTGCACTCGGGCGCATCAAGGCACCGGGATTCTTCGATGATCCACTGATCCGGCAGGCGTGGTGCGGTACGCGCTGGATTGGCCCTGTTGCCGTATCTCTCGACCCGAAGAAGGAAGCAGAAGCCGCCCTGATGCTTGTGAATCGCGGTATCAAGACGCACGATCAGGTTACCCGCGAACAGTCCGGCGGCGACTGGGAGGCAAATGCGGAACAGCTCAAACACGAGCTTGAACTGTTACCGATGACACAATCTGCTGCAAGTGCAGAACCGGAGGATCCCGATGACGAACAAGAGGACAACGGGGATGGTGACGAATTATGACCACCTTCTCACGCTCGGAATATGGAAGATGGCAACGGTCATCTGGAACTACGCGAGAGACACCTGCGCCTATTGTCCGAGAGAGCGGCTTCGCAGCTGCAACGATGATTGCAGGGCGGGGCTTCGGGAATGGCTTGCGTCGCCGTATATCCCATCAAGCGATATTTGGAAGGAGAAAGCAAAGTGAAAGGATTCAACATTAACCGCAAATTCTATTCGCTCGCTTCGACGGACGGAAAATCCGCTGAGATCACCATGTACGGCGATGTCGTGGAAACATGGCCGACAGATTGGTGGACGGGCGAAAAGCTGGAAGGCAACTACATCGCACAGGATGATTTTCTGAAAGACCTTGATGCGGTCTCAAAGTGTTCCGATGTGACGATCCGCATCAATTCCTATGGCGGAGATACCGCTGTTGGTTTCCTCATTCATAACCGTCTGCGTGAGCTGAGCAACAGCGGCGTGAAGCTCACCTGCATCGTTGACGGCGTGGCCATGTCCGCCGCATCGGTCATCATGTGCGCCTGCGATACGGTAAAGATCAATCCGAGCAGCCTTGTCATGGTGCATAAGTGCTGGTCCTATATCTTTGGCGGGTACAATGCCGACGATCTCCGCAAGCAGGCCGATGCGCAGGACGCATACGACAAGGCGATTGTGTCCGCCTATAAGCGGAAATGCGGAATGAGCGAGACCGTCATCATGCACATGATGTCCGAGGAAACCTATCTGACAGGTCGCGAGGCTGTGGAAAAAGGCTTTGCCGACGAACTCATTGCAGACGCGGAGCCGACGAAGATCGCGGCGTCCGCAGACGGGCGCAGCCTGTTCGTGAACGGTGCGAAGATGCACCTTTGTCCGGGAATGATGATTCCCGATTTTATTCCTACGGTTGATTCTGCCGAAGAGACGCCAGCTCCGAGCGCAGTTGAGACAAATAATCAGAATGAGCCGGATACCACCGGCGAGAAAGGAGTCCAGACGATGGATCTCAAAGAACTCCGGGAAAAGTACCCGGAACTGGTTTCTCAGGTTGAAGCGGATGCCAAGGCATCCGGAGCAGCCGAAGCCACCGCACAGGCCGTACAGGCAGAGCAGGCGCGTATTCAGGCGATCGACGAGGTTGCAAATCTCTTTGACGCTCAGATGGTGCATGACGCAAAGTACGGCGAAAAAGCTTGCACCGCGCAGGAGCTCGCATACCGCGCCGCACAGAACGCGGCAAAGCAGGGTCGGAAATT